TAGCAATTACAGTAACAGGACAGGCATCTACTACAATTCGTTGGGTAGCAAAATGCGAAACAGCAGAAGTAACTTACTAAGGAGCAATAATGGCTTTAAAACTTAAACTCGAAAGCACTCAATTTGGCGTACCAGCACCCGAAGCATACGCTAGAATTACTAACTTTTTTGGCACAAAAGACAATATCCAAGTGCAAGTGGCGATTCATTACGACCAAGCCGCTAGAGAACAAAACCTAGCCACAGTTCGTGAAGATGCGCATTATATTGCAGTCGAATCGCTTAAAGGTGATATAATTCCAGCTATCTATGAGGTTCTTAAAACCTTTTCTCAATATGAGGGTGCGGTAGATTGCTAATATGAAGTGCCAAATTAGAGCAACCGCAAAAGCTGAAGGTAAAGATAGATACTTTACTGGTAAGCCTTGCCAAAATGGTCATGTAGTTGAACGCAATACCAATACTGGTCGTTGTGTTGAGTGCCATAGGCTCTATATGCGTAGATATTGGGAAAAATATCCAAATGCTGTAGAAAAGCGTAATCAAAAGCTACAGGGTTATCAATTTAGAAATCCTGAAAATTATGCTAAACATCAAGAAGCTAAAATTAAAAGATGGCATACAGATGAAGAATATCGTACAAAATTAAACGAAAAAACTAAAGAAGCCAATAGAATTCGTTATCAAAATCCTGAATATAAAGCTAAAAGAAGTCAGCAAGGAAAAGAATGGTTTAAAAACAACGCTGGCATTGCAAAAGCTAAAAGAGCTAGGCGTAGGGCATCATTAACAAATGCTACACCTGATTGGCTTACAGCCATTCAAAAAGCACAAATAGCAGAGTTTTACGAAATAGCAACCGCATTAGAAATGCAAACTGGTATTAAGCGTCATGTAGACCATATTGTGCCTTTAAAAGCCAATGGAATATCTGGGCTTCATGTGCCTTGGAATTTACAAATATTAACGGCTTATGAAAATTTGAGCAAAAGGAACAAATATGAAATTTGATTTACTACCTGCAATCTATGGTGTATTAAAGACTTTTGAGCAGTATAAAGGTGCTGAGGACTGCTAATTAAAAATAAAATAAATGCAGTCTAATAAAATATTATGCTCTGTAGCCACCAGAGGGCGTTATACAACAACTTTGCCATTGGTTTTGATGGCTATAGCCAATCAAACGGCAAGCCCTGATAAGCTCGTTATTTTTGATGATAACGACCATCCAGAAGATATGCGGGCAAACCCTATATATCAGCATATATTTCAAATATTGGATTTGAAAAATGTAAAATGGGAATGGTTGTTTGCTGAAAAGAAGGGCCAGCACCATATACATCAAGCGGCTAATACGATGGGCTATGAATGGGTTTGGCGGGTTGATGACGATGCCATTCCAGAACCTCATGTATTAGAAGAACTATCATCACACATTGCAGACAATATTGGCGCAATTGGTGGCGAAATTTTTACTCCACCTTTACAAATTGACTGTTCCCAATCAACTGGTAGGGTAGAAAATATAGATAAAGAACCCAATATACAATGGGATCGTATACAAGCCGTGCAAGAAGTTCAGCATTTGCATTGTTCATTTTTATACCGTGCTGGTGTTTATGATTATAACTTAGGGTTATCCCGTGTAGCCCATCGGGAAGAAACATTATTTACATACGGTTTGTATCTTAACGGCTACAAAATTTTAGTTGTGCCATATGCAACAACTTGGCATTTAAAGAATCCGCAAGGCGGCATCCGAAGCGAAACTAAAGGGGAAATGTACCAACATGATGAAGCTATTTTCAGAAATATTATTGGGTTGGGTGATTGCACCCCTGTGGTTCTTAATTGCGGTGCTGGCGATCACATTGTATGCAAGCGTGTTATATCTCAGATACGCAATCCTATGGTGTTTAGTTGTTATCCTGAAATAGTGCCAGGTAGACCTATTGCGGAAGCCCAAGCCATGTTTGGCGATATTGACCAATGGAATATATACAAAAAAATGGCGCAATGGAATTGGACTGGCAGTTTAGAAGATGCGTATAGGAAGCTGTATCTATGATTTTGATAGCCCCGTTTGCCAAACCATTGGTTAATGGCAAAAACAATCCCAAAAATTACCCTTACTGGAAAGAATTAATTGCTCAAATAGATGAACGCATTATTCAAGTTGGTGTTGAGGGCGAAGAACAGCTTGTGCCAGAGTTTGTTAAAAACTTGCCAATTGTCAGACTGAAAGAATTAATAGCCGAATGTCGTACATGGATTGGTTGCGATAGTTTTTTTCAGCATCTTGCGTGGGATTGTGGCAAGCCTGGCGTTGTATTATGGTCGGTATCTGATCCGCTGATATATGGCCACCCAGAAAACATTAATTTGCTAAAAGATCGTAGTTATTTAGCACCAAATCAATTCTTATGGTGGGATTTCACCGAACATAATCCAGATGCTTTTGTAAAGCCCGAAGAAGTGTTAAAATTCATTCTGTAATATATCGGACAATATAATATTTTCATTAACCTTTACTTTGATTTTATTATGCCCGATCAGATGACACCAGACCAAGAAAAAGAAATAATGAAGGAAGCAATTGAGGAATGGTTAGATAAACAATTTGCTAAGTTCGGAAAATGGTCATTAGCCACATTACTTGCTGGCGCAATTGTTTGGCTGTTTTACGGTTTTCTTAGTATTCAAGGGTTTCATAAATGAACGCAATATATGAAAAGATTAAGGCCACAATTCGGGGTGCAATTAAATCCAAAACAATGTGGTTTAGCGGCCTTATTACCGCTTTGGGCGCAGTTTCAGACAATTCCCAGTATTTGCGTGGATTGCTTGACGATATTAGTTTTAATACGGTTATGATTGGCATTGGTGTAATTACGGCTTTATTGCGTATTGTTACCACCAAACCATTAGACGAAAAATAATGTTTCCTTTACCTATAGGTTTTTATGTCAAAGCTGGTTTGGTTGCTTTGTTTCTTTTTGGTTCTGGTTTTATCGGTTATCGTATTGGTCATAACGGCTTGGTGGAATATCAGGCCGCAGAACTTAAACAAAAAGCCGAATGGGAACAAAAGGTAGCTAATCAACAAGCCCAACAAACACAGAAAGCCCAAAATGAAAAAGATGCCCTTGAAACTCATTATCAGTTACTTCTTAGTCAGTACCGTTCTATTGGCTTGCACAGCCGCACCACAAGTGGCAGTACCGCCACCCTTGCCATACCAAACGAAGAATTCAGATTATCTGGGTCAAATGTCGAATTTCTTATCAACTTTGCCAAGCAATGTTCAGCAACAGAGATAGAACGAAACGATGTCATCGAGAAATATAACGATCTAAGATGACTGGTAACTTTAAGAATTGCCTGGCTTTATTATTAAAGTCAGAAGGCGGCTTTACAGATAAGCTGGGCGATGGTGAAAAGTGGACAAATATGGGTGTTACTAACACCACATGGTCAGAATGGACTGGACACGAAGCAACTGAAAAGGAAATGCGAAATCTAACCATTGACCAGATTAGCCCACTATATGAACAAAGATACTGGCGATCAACTTATTGCGAGGTACTCCCCAGAGGATTGGACTTTTTGGTATTCTCAATGGGGGTCAATGCTGGCCCAGGCAGAGCAATTAAATTGCTTGAACAATCCGTTGGTGCAGTCGCAACTGGAATTCTTGGCCCACGAATTACTAATCAGATTGCCCATTCAGATGTTGGACAGCTTATCGGGCAATACTCAAAACAAAGAAGTGAATACTATATTAGCCTACATCGGCCACAGTTTATCGATGGCTGGCTCATAAGAGTAAAAAACGAAAAAGCCGAAGCCCTTAAAATGGCTGGGTTAAATCCACAAAGTTGAAATGTCCAATATCGACATCATAGAACCATTCATCTTCTTTGACCGCCCTATTTTTGACTTCTATCAATGGGCTATTTTCCACAATCTCTGTTTTCACCCAATACGCATTGACTAACGGGGTTGTGCAAACAAATAACAAAGTCGGCAATTTATTAGCAAATAATTTCTTTTTGCGATGGGCCACATGAATTGTGGGATATGGGCAGTATGGCGCACCAACTCCCCAATCCCGCTGTTCTACTTCAACATATGCAACTAGGCGGTTATTTTTATATAGCACTAAATCTACGCCATATTTATCAGGATTATCTATGGCTTCTAATCCCCAAAAAACCTTAATCCATTTGGTAACCGCTTCCCGTGCTGGCGGGTCGCATTTATCAAACATTTCCTTGTTAAATGGTTTATATGCCAAGATACACCCAAAATCCGTAACCGAATACACCAACAAACAATAAAGCCACTAAAAAGCCAATTAAACCGCCATGATCGGGTTCTTTGGGATAAGTAATAGCAGAACAGTAATAAGCATCTTTGTTCGCTTCTGATAGCGTATTAGGGCTTTTAAGATACCGCTGATAGTTGTTTACAAAATGTGCGTAACTCATTTGTTTTGTGCCTTTTTTAGTATTGCTCTAGCAAAATCAATGTTTTGTTCGCCTGTGTCAGTTTCCATGCCACTCCAAATTTCAATTATTTCCGCATCTGTTAGTGTCTTTGCTGGATGGGTGTAGAGTGGTTCGCCTTGACCAATTTCGTTATAAATCCATTCAGAATCTTCACCTATGTTGCCTACGCATAAATTTCTCCACGCTACTGGTTCATTGTCAGCCTCTTGAGTAAAGTCAGATAACCTTTGTAATGCAGCTTCTTTTTTCAACGACTCTATTTCAGCTTGTTGCTGTTTATGTTGCATTTCTAATATCGCAATTCTGTCACGCTGTGCAACATGGCGCAGTTCGTACTTGGTCAGCTTTTCTTGTTGCTGGCGTAGCATGGTGGCTGCTTGTTCTCTTGTGCCGCCTTCCCAATGACCTTGCTCTAATTTATCAGCTAGTTCATTTGCGTTCACTTGTTCTTGCTCCAGCCGTTGCATTTAGCCAAAAACTCTATGGCCCTGTCGAACTGTTCTTGCATATATTCAAGGTCATCAGCTTGTTTGCGTAACATCGTGGCGGCTTGTTGAATAATATCGCCAGGACAATAATCAATTATTTGATCTAATTGTTGTGCTAACTCTTGTGGTGTCATATGTTTTCCTTATAAGTTATCGTTGATTCAATTTCTTGATTTTCTACATCAATATTGACTGTCCAACTTCCATCTTTTTCTGGAATGGGCGTGTTAAATATTCGATCCCAGTTCTTATCAAATTCTTCTTGATTCAATATTGGGCGTGGTGCATCACCCTTGCCACCATCTTTAGTTGTCATTTGTTTATTTCCTTAACAAACGCACCCAATTCAAGAATTGCCCAAATGCCCCACCACCACCAAGCGGCATCACCGTAATACAAGAAAAATGCTGTTAATAATCCAATCATCTTGACCCCCAAATTTGAATTTCCAATTGTTCAACTTGTTGCATTAACCATTTATTTTTAGACTGCAAAAACTCAATTTTTTCTTTTAACCGCTTAATCAAATCATCTTTTTCGGCTTCAATGCGATCTTCGGTGGTAAATGTTGTCATTTTGAATCCTTAAATTTCAAAATTGGTTTGGTTAATGCTTCTGTAATGTATTGCATATACTGTTTCAACTCATCTATCGTTTCACCGCCAACTGTAGCTGGGCAATGCCCCATTGGCTTGCCCATTGCATCGTAATAGACTTCCCTGGCTTCAATGTATGGTTGATCTGGATATTCTTCATCCACCATATGCACCAACCTAACATTCCACATTACTTGGCCCTTTCAATGAATTTCCCAACGCTATATCGTCTTTATTAAAGATTTCGTTATACAACACATATGTTGGGTTTCTAGGCGCATCGGGATTAAATTTGCCCCGCACAATAAACCCTAAAAATACACGACAAGCCATCAACTGTTCTTCACAACGATACCGCAAATGGCAATTGTCGCATGGGGAAGTTTCCCATTTCAATTCATCGTAATGTCTGGCCATTAAATATGACCCCAGCGTAGGTATAAAGTTAAAAATACCGTAGCCACGATCACTATTGCCATTAAACCGCCTTGAATAAACTCTTTCATTTGATTCCCCCGTTAGTTAAACAACACAGCCAGTTTAGATGTATTAGATTGCATTTGTATAGGGATTTTCCCTAATGCTGTTGTTTTCATGCAAAAAGGGTGGCCTACTCGTTTCTTTACACTTTCGGCCATATTAGGTGGTGGGACTATCCCGTGAAGGATCGGGGGAATCCAGACAGCCCCACCGAAGTTAAAGTTTGTTGCGAATCTTAAAAAACTGCAACAAATGAGTAAAGCAATCCCATGCGGAACTTAATTCTGCCTGAGGTATTTCTATAAGTTTAACCTGATTTGTTAGCGCATTTACATATATGATGGCGCAATCCGCATCGGGTATACCAAGACCATTGCGATAACTTGCTAATTGCATGGCGTGTTCAAATGTATGCTTAATATCTGTCAAATCTTTTTCGGTTGTTTTAACATCACAGACCGCACCAGGAAAGCCCGTTATATCATCGACAACCGCTGATAAATCCACTTTGCCACCAAAGCCCAATGGCGAACCAAAACTGCGTTCAGAATTAAATTTAATGTTGCCAAAACGGGCTTTCAGGGCTTTATCTACTTCATGGCAATATGCTGGCACTTCTGGAAGATAAACGCCTTCCATAAACGATTCTATGATGCCGTGGATGTATGTTCCCCGTTCAGCGGCTTGTTTTCCAGTTTCTCTAGAATCTTGCATTACACGGGTAAGCCAGTCTGATTCAGATTCGTTTTCTTGTTTAGGCAAGGTTAAAGCGGCAAGTAATACATTTTGCTGTTTCCAGATTTCCAATCCTGGTTTAGCAATTTGACTAATTACCGTTGTGGTGGAAACAAGTAGGCCCATTTCCCTGGCATCACGAACCGTAGTATTGCGTTCTTTGCCGTTTTTTCCAATTATGCGATAAGCTGGTGTTCCATCGATCTGATACCAATGGCCAGATTCCGCATCATGCGTTTTTACTAGCATCTTTCCCCCGAAT